GGTGTGCGAGAAGCGCGGCGTTGGCGGCATCGGTCGCCTCGGCGGAACCCTTGCCGGCCGCGACCGACGCCTCGCGCTCGTCCTCCCACGCGCTGATCGTTTCGCGGATGGCGTCGCGGTTCTCCAGGGCCTTGTCGCTGTTGCCCTTCAGGACGTAGCCGTTCTGCTTCAGCGTCTCCAGCAGGCCCTTGTACGACTCGGTCGCCGTGTCAGTCGCCTCGTCAACGGACAGCAGGATGCCGAGCTCGGACGCGATACTGTCCGACGCTCGCTTCGACGCCTGAGCGAGCAGATCCTGCACGCTCGCGAACTGCGTCGCGCTGCTCGCCGCCACGTCGAGCTGCATGGCGGACTGCTCGACCTCGACGGAGAACTGATCCAGCAGGGTGATCGGCAACGAGGCGCCCATGGTCATGAAGGCCGACGCGACCGGGTGGTCATGGACGAAGTCGTACGCCTTGCCGGCCGCGCCGACGATTTCGCCGAAGCCCCTGATGATGTCGCTCGTGAGGAACAGCACGTCGCGGAGCGCCTCGCCGCCGCCCTCGGCGCCGTCGGCGATCGCTTCGAACGCGTCGCCCGCAGCATCGCCCAACTCGGCGAGGCCGGACGACAGCGCCTCGACGGCGGGTTCGCCCTTGTCGACCATCGCGGACACGCCACGGATGACGCCGGTGGCGAAGCCCTCGACACCCTTGACGATCATCGGCACGAACTTCGCGGCGCCAGCGAACATCTCGTCCAGGTCCCACGACTCGACGAGCGGGCCGATGCTCCGGATCGCCTCGAGGGTGGGGCCGGTAAAGACCTCCGTGGCCTCGAGGAACTGCTCCTTGACCGAGTCGGTGGCCCTTGTCCAGTCGGCCTTGAAAGCCTCCGGATCGCCCATGACCGCACCGGCGATACCGGCACCCGCGACGCCGAACCCGGCGAGCCCGGTCAGCGCACCACCGATCGCGGCGAGTAGCGGCACCGCGGCAGACGCGCCGATCGCCGCACCGACGGCCAGGGCCTGAGGCGGGACGGGTGCGCCCTGCAGGCCGCTGCCGGCCTGGTCGCCGGCAGCGCGGGCACGACGCGCGAGCCGCCGCAGGAACGACCGGTTGTCCTCTTCCTCGGAGCGCCGCCGTTCCTCATCCTCGCGGCGGCGTTGGGCCCGGAGCGCCTCCTCGGCCATGCGGGCGAGACGGGCCTGGTTCTCCTCGTCCTCCGCGGCGATGCGCTGGCGAATGCCTGCGAGCCGCTGCAACTCCCGCTGCTGCTCCTGGATCCGCCGCAGTACCGCGGGGTCGCCGCCCTGGGCGTACTCGTCGTTCAACCTGTCGAGCTCGCGGCGGACGTCGGCGAGCTGGTGGTCGAGCTACTGCGCCGCGGCGGTGGACCGGCGGAACTGGGCCCGCAGGTTCTCGCCGAGGCGCCGCTCGTCGGAGATCTCCGACAGTCGGCGCTGCAACTGGGCGAGCTCGGCGTTCAGCTCTGCCGTGGGCCCGTTGTTGGCGATCTCATCGTTGACCCGGTCGAGGGCGCGCTGCGCCTCGTTGGCCTCGTCCTCCAAATTGTCGAAGCTGCGGCTCAGCTGGTCGGTGATGCGGGCCGCGCGTTCCGTGCCGGTGGCGACGTCGTTCAGCGCCTGCTGGGCGCGGCGGGCGTTGCCGGTGATGTTGAGGTCGAGGTCGCGAGCCATGGTCAGCCCCGTTCGATCTGCCGGACGGTAGCGTCGATCGCCCGCCCACACCCCGCCTCGTACCGCTTGAGGTCGGAGTTGATTGTCTTGCGGAACCAGGGCTTGCCGCGGCTGGCCGCGCCGCCGCGCCAGCCGCCACCCTTGGTGAAGCCCATGATCGGGTGACGCCACTTCTTGCCGGAGTCCAGGTAGAACGGCAGCTTGCGGGCGCTGCCAATCCGGTCGGTCCGCACGACGAACCGCACCCGCGGTCCGACCGACCCGGTGCGGACCTCAAGTTCGGTGACCGCCGCGATCCGCCGGCGCAGGCCCTTGCCGGACCGGTGCTCGCGGAACGGCCGGCCGCCGACCTTGTAGCCCTTGATGTCCATCGTGGTCATGTTGCTTTTCACCCGGCGCAGGGTGCCCTCGCCCTCGCGGCGGAACTCGCGGGTGAGCTCCGACCGGATGGTGCCTGTCGCCCGGCGCAGGTCCCGGGCCAGGTCCCGCAGCTCCGTTGCGCCGACGATGGTGAGGGACAGCATCGTCGATCACCCCTCACGGCAGCTCCGCGATCATCCGCTCGACGAGCGCGTACGGCATGCCGGGGAGTTCGTCCCAGCGCACGCCGTAGACGCGCATCAGCGCCGGGGTGTGGTGGTCTAGTCGGGCTCGGAGGTTGTCGGCGGGGTGGACGAGGGCTCGGGTTCTTTTCCCTCGGGCTCGACGGCGCGCTCGATGCGGGTGCCGATGATGTCCGGGTCGAAGGAGTCCCAGTCGACCTCGACGCCCGAGCGGCGCAGGGACAGCCACAGCGCCCACTTGGTCGCGTCCGCGGTGCCGCCGCCGAGCCACGACCGGACATACTCGGCCGGGGTGACGCCGAGGTGCTCCTGCAGGAGCATGGCCTCAGAGTAGGCGAGGTGGTCCGGATCCCAGTCCAGCCACTCATCGCCGCCGTACCGGGCCCGGTCGGCGTCGGCGAGCCGGATCCGCCGCGTCACGACGTGTTCCGGGCGATGCCGTCCGGGTCCGACAGCGGCCACGACACGCTGGCCTTCGCCAGCTCGCCGATGTTGGAACTGAACGGGATCCACTGGTTGATCAGGTAGGAGCCGACGTACTCCGGGTTCGTCGCGGAGATCGACGCCGATGTAGGCCGGACCTTGACCACGACGATCGTGTTGATGACCGCCCAGATCGTGGCGTCCGGCGCGGACGGGGCGAAGTCCTGGTTGAACTGGACCTGGAGGTTCGAGTCGCCGAGGCCGCCCTTCCGCGAGCGGGCGGTGTCGCCCATCGCGGTGTCGTCCAGGGCCTCCAGGTCCCAGGGCAGGGTCACGCCGGTGACCCAGTCGGACAGGTCGACGGAGTTGAACTCGAACCGGCAGTCCAGGAGAGCGTAGGTGCTCACGATGGCTCCTCAGGGCACACGAAGAAGCCACCCGTCCCGGGGTGGCTGGAAGGGTGGTCAGGTGCTGGGGCTACTGGATGCCGACGGCGACGGCGATGTTGAACGTGCCGGTGATGGCCGTGACGTTGACGAGCCAGTAGTCGTCGGTGATCGGGCCGGCGACCCGGGTGACCCATGTCCCGCCGGTCGTGGTGAGGGGGCCGACCGTGGCGCGGGTGGTCCCGGACGTGAACCCCGCGTTGTCGTCGGAGGAGATCGTGAACGTCAGCGTCGTCCCGGCGCTGAACACGTGCACCGCGGCGTAGACGTACTGGTTGGAGGCGACCGCGCCGAGCTGCACCACGGACCCGGCGCCACCGGTACCGGACACGTCGCCCTTCGGCACCAGCAGCCGGCCGCGGATCGCGCCGGCCGACAGCGTCCCGGGCCCGCGGACACCCTGCGCGCCGATCGTGAACGGCGCCAGCTCGCCCACGTTGCCGAACAGCGACTGGGTGAACTTGCGCGCCTGATAGAAGTAGGCGACGTCACCGACCGTGCCGGTCGGGGTCTGCGTGACCGGCTGCATCGTCTCGGAGAACTGCGACCACAGCTCGGCGTCGACGAGGTCGTCGCCGACCTGGTGAAAGCCGTTCACTGACGCCTGCACGTCGGCGAGCCCGCCACGGCGGGAGTGGGCGGTCATCCCGAACCGGGTGTCCTTCAGGGGCTCGAACGTGACGGTCAGACCCATCTGCGTCAGGTCGGCCCCGAGGTCGTAGCCGCCCATCCACATGGTGTGGGCGAGCGCCCCGTAGGTGCCCATGCTCAGCCCGCCTTGATCTTCTCGACGTCCTCGCCGGAGAGCTCGATCGACCCGGCGTAGACCAGCGCGGCGAGGTTCGTCTCGCCCGGATCGAGCCGGACGGTGCCGCCGGCCCGGACGGTGACCCCATCGACGCCGGTAACACCGGGAACCTCGCCACGGGCGCCGGGCTGCGCGCAGATCACCTTCGCGGTGACGAGGAACGGCTCGACGAGCTGCAGGTAGTGCTTGCGGCAGTGCCGGCGGCTGCGGAACGCGCCGATGGCGAGCTGCGTGCACTTCGCCTCAACGCAGAAACTGATGGTCATGACGCTCCTATTCGGTGCCGGACGTGTGGACGATGAGGCGCAGGGTGGCGCCAACGTGGGAACCGCCGGCGTATTCGTAGAGACCGCCGTAGCGGACCAGCCCCGCGATGTGCGCGTCGGTGCCGGCCAGCCCGAGGGTGCGGGCGTTGAAAACCACCTGCCGGATCGACTGACTACCGGCACCGGTGATGTACGGGTCGATGACCGCCTGGCCGGTGACGAGGTCCGCGGTCGGCGCCAGGACGTCGACATCGAACTCCCATGTGTCGGTGCCGCGTGCCATCGCGACCGCGAAGTCCGCCTCCGTCGGTACGAGCTGCGCGCACGGCGGGACCGGCTTGGCGGTGACCCGCTCGTGCACCAGGAAGTTCGGGATCGCCGCCTCGACCGTGGTCTTGAACGCGGCACGGACCTGCTCGAGCGACGCCATCAGATGCCCACCACGTCCATGCGCCGGTACGGGCCCAGGAGGTCAACCACGTCCGGGTCGCCGTGGCGGCTGATCCGTACGGCGCCGAACCCGTCGACGGCGTGGATGCCGCCCGGGGAGTTGCGCCGCTCGTACAACGAGGCGGCCTTGATCAGGCACGCCTGGTTGACGTCGTCGGGTACTGCGGACCAGCCCCAGCGGGCGGTGACCTGCAGCGTCGTCCGATACCTGGAGACGGGGAACGTCTTGTCGTCGATGGCGACGATCCGCCACCAGGCGTAAGCGGCGTCGCCGCCGCCGTCCGCGTCGAGCGGCTCCAGCTGGTAGTCGGCGGCGTCCCACGTCGTGGCGTAGCTGCCGTCGCCGGTGGTGTCGGTGGCGATGACCAGCCCGGACTCCGAGCCGATGTCGTGGACCCACGCCTCGTACGGGTCGTCGGGTCGATACACCTTCGCGCTCGCCATCGCGTCGAGCCAGAAGCGCCGGTACGGGTAGCCGCAGTGCTTGTCGATCGCCCGCGACGCGGCGGTGATGGCACGCTCGGCGACGGCCGCGGTGGCGACGGAGGCAGTGTCGCCGATGTGCTCGCGGAACTCGGCGAGGGTCGCGTAGCCGTTCGTGATCGCCACGGATCACCTCACCTCACGAGTAGACGAACGCAGCGTTCGGTGAGGTGCCGGCCAGGGTGGCGTGGATGCCGCCAGAGCAGGGCACCCCGACGTTGAGCGGTGCCGTCGCCGTCGCGTTCGCGGCGGCCTTGACCACCAGGATCGTGGTGCCGCTGGACCCGCCGGCCTTGACGGTGACCGTCGCCGCGTCCGAACCGGCCGTAAGCACGACGGAGAACAGGTTGACCGTGGAGGTGACGACGTCACCGGTCGCGGCGAGGTTCTTGATGTTCGCCGTGTTCACCGCGCACCCCGGTTCGAACCGCCGCGGTGCTGCCGGTCCGCCGCCTTCGGCTGCTGCCGCTCGGCTGGCTCCGCCTTCGCCTTCGGCCTGGCCGGCTCGACGCAGCCCGCACTGTCCCGGTTGATCCAGTCGGCGTCCACTTCCTCGAGGTCGACAGTCTCGCCGCCCTCCCACGGGCCGAACCGCCGCCCGTCCCGGTACGCGCTGTACCGGTGCTGCACCACGTAGAACGCCACGGTCAGATCCCCTCCAGGTAGTAGAGGACACCGACCTGCACGACGAGGTCCGCGCCGGCCCCGTCCCAGGTGCCACCGGTAGTGATCTCCGCGCCGATCTCGTCGCCGGCGGCGAACGGAATCGTGCCGCGCAGCGCGGTCGCCCGGCCGGACGCGGCAGTGCCGACGGTCTGGGTCAGCGACGCCTTCTCCGTGCCGCCGACCGTGGGCCCGATCGTGAACGTCCCGGTAGTACCGGCCGCGGTGAGCTTCCACGTGATGGCGATGATCTCGCCGGCGAACGGCGCAATGTAGCCGGTGACAGCGGACTGGTCGTCGGCGGCGTTGTCGACGGACTGGATCGACAGCTGCACGTCGGTCTGTGACGCGGCGACGTCGGCCTGCGTGAACGTGTACTCAACGTACTGGCCCTTGGCGATGGTCCGGTCGATCTGCATGGTTCCTCCTCAAGCGGACGGGCCGCACCGACCGGTGCGGCCCACCTCGGACGTGCGGGTTAGAGCGAGACGTTGTACATGACGTCGGCCCACTCGATGCCGGACGCGGCACCGGTCGGGGTGAACCGGCCGAAGCCCGCGCGGAGCGAGTAGACGATGCGGGTCTGGTCGGTGGCGGGGAGCCGCTCCGTCTCGACCTGCACGGTGCGCCGGTTGCCGACGACGCAGCCGTTGCGGTTGAAGGTGACGACCTGGCCCTTGACGTTGTTGCTGCCGGTCGTG